AAGCTTTTTCTCACGAGTGTCGATGTATAATTGGGCTTTTTCTGCGGTTTCTTCGCTCATATAAAATATATATCGAATACATTTTATATTCTAAATGGCGTTCATTTCTTTCCTTTTCCTTTTTTTGCTTTCTTCTTATTTTTAGGTTTTTTTGGATTACCTGCTTTTTGTTTGGGTTCTTCTGATTGTTGTGCTGGTACTGGTGTTTGTTGTACTGGTGCTTTTTCTAGTTCTTGTGTTTGTTGTGCTGGTGCTTTTTCTAGTTCTTGTGTTTGTTGTGCTGATTTACTAAAAGGATTTCCCATATTCTATAAACTAATAATATATTTTTTTTGATAATATATTATTATATAAATAAAGAATTTAATCCATCTAAATTTTTTAGAGGTGTTTCAGGATGTGAGTTATGAATAATTAAATCATTATAAATAACTGAAAAAATTCTTTTAAAATCTTCAATGTTATTTATATCAATACTTAAATTTCTTGTTTTTGTTATTTTTATAAAAGGTCCTATCAAATAATTTGTTTTTTTAATTGGATATTCGGGTTGAATATATATATTTCTATTTGCTTTTACTTCTTCTGGTTCATGTTTATGTTCATGTTCATTTTGAAAATATTCAATATTGGAACCAAGTAGATTTCTTCTTAAATACTCTATATTATTTTCTCGAACAATCTCTTCATTTATTTTAGGAATAATATATTCTTCAGTACTACCATTTAGACGTCCAATTTTAATTCTATCAACTTTAAAACTATTTTTTTTACGAAGTAAATCATGATAATTAACATATATAAATTTTTGTCCAAATATTTCATCATTTTGTTTCATATTATTTATACGAGTACGATTTTCAATTATTGTTTTTAATAATTCTAATTCTTTAAGATTATTAGGAAAATCAAGTTGTGTTTGATTAGTAATATTATTTAAAGTTACAAATAATTCTCCTCCGACTTCTAAGAAATAATAAAATAAATAAGAAATAAATGATGGATATGTTACAAATTCGATTGATGGAAATAGAAATTTACTTGTAGATGAGTCAAATACTATCAAACTAAATTTATTCAATATACCACTATTTTTAAAATATTCAAATACTTGTTGTATTTTATTTGATTCTTCATCAAAATCCTTTGCAATAAGTGGAGCAGAACTATCATCAGTTAAAAATATCGGATTTATACTAAATGGAAAAATTAACTGATACCATTGATTTTTTGGAGAATTTTTTGCGTTTGAAAAATCATCAGATCTTTCAGTCCAACAAAAATCTGGTTGTAAAGCTTCAATTTCTCTATTTAAATTGCGAGAATAACTATAGCTTATACCAATCAACAATATAGCATTATTTAATTCACTATTTACACCTACCATATTTATGAACTCATTAAAATTATTAATTGCTGTCTCGTTTGATTCTCTTAATTTTCGATGTAGTCCGCCGTATTTAACTTTCATATTCTATAAAACAAAAAAAAATGATTTTTTAATTTAAAAAAGTTAATGTAATTAAAGTATATAATGGAAGCAAATTCTAAAACAAAAATTTATTTTAATATTCGCAAAACCACACTGGAAATGATTCAGGACCGCGGTTTCAAAGTCTCCGACGAAGATTTGATGATGACCTACCAAGATTTTTCTAACCGTTTAGAGGAGAATCAAATTAATATCATCGCCCTTCATCAATCCTCTAATTCGAAGGGGATATATGTCCATCACATCTTGGAAACAAAGACTTTCAGTAAAAAGGACCTTCTTAACTTGAAGCTCTTCATGGACGAAAATTATCCGACCAAGGAGATGACAGTTATTATCATTACACAAGATAAGCCCACCCCCCAAATCGCAAAGGAGCTCCTCAATGACGAATTCAAGCTATATGAGGTCTTCCTTACAAAGATGCTAATGTTCAATATTACGCATCACGAGCTCGTTCCGAAGCACGTTGTATTAACAGAAGAGGAGGCGAAGAAAGTCATCGATGATTTCGACGCCACTAAGAGTCAACTACCGAAGTTGCTACCGACCGACCCCGTAGCCAAGTATTATGGAATGAAGACTGGAACCATCTGTAAGATTATTCGCAATAGTCAAATGACCGGCGAAAGTATTTATTACAGAATAGTAAAATAAAAATATTCATAAAATTATGAAAGACAATCTACAATTTAACATAAACGAGCCCCATGATTTATCTTCATTTTCTTATAACACGACGAATCAACAACATACACCTCTCGCATACGATACAATTAAAAGCACCCCTGCTTCCGGAAATTACCCCCGTAAGCGCACAAAGCACATCGTCCTCTCTCCTTCCCCGCGAAGTCAGCTCTTTGAGGACCCAATTACAAATACATATGACGGCGACACGAAACCATATTATGAAACAATTTTAGACAACGCCAATTATGTCCGTGGGAATCAGTTTAGTGATAAATATCCGTTCAAGAAAGGGAAGAGAACCAAGGAGAGAATCGCCCCACTCGAACCTTCTTCCCCGCCAATTGATTATTTAGGAAATGATGCAAATATTGTTATGGTAAATGATGACCCATTTTATCCTTATCCGAGCCAAGGATTGCTCGAAAATAAGAATTACTGGGCCTATCCACACGAAAAAAAGTATATCAATGACAAGCCCGTCTATAATTATGAGCATGGCCTACCAGAAGGAACCTCTAACAGAATTGCTGGATATAAATCATTTAATCCATATTTATTAGAGGGATTTTCTAATCAGAATACGTGTTCAAGAAATAGCACATTTATGGTTGGTATATTTTTAGCCCTGTTCTTGATGCTCTTATACAGCGCCACTTATTACGTTAAAAGAAAGTCATAAGTAAAATAAAAAGTAAAAATATTTTTTTCTACTAAATTTTATGAAGGATTTATTAGAAAATTTTACGCCGGTCGCTCCTCAACGTTCCCAAGACCTGAATTTTATAAAAAGAGAAATATTAAACACCCAGTCCGTTGTTAATCAGACATCAGGATTAATTGAAAAGAAAGCGGATGATTTAGAAGAGAAACAAAAACAGGTTTATGGACAGACGAAAGAGATTGAAGATAAGATGAGGCTTTTAGAAACACGTAATAAGATGTTAGAGCTCTCAATTAATCGCAATCTTTATAAGAAGAAGGTTATCTATTCTTTATTTTCAGTTATTTTAGCATTCGTAATTATTATGATATGTTTTTACGCCTTTTTCAATAAAAAATTAAATATTGGAGAATAATATATGAACACATCCAGAAATAGAATTGTTAATTTTAACAGTGGTATCAATTTGGCAAAGGAACATGAGAAGAATTTGAAAAATGAAGCGCTCAACATGCAATTGAAAATAATGAACCAGAATTTAAATTTGAATGAGCGCGTGAGCGATTTACACAATCTCCGGAGTTTAATTAAGAGAAATCAAGCAATTATAGATGAAAAGCGAACTATATTGAATACACGCGATGTTCAGTTAGAGAACACAATAAAGCAGACAATTTTTAATAAAAAAGTATTATATATTTTTATCTGTATAATTATCGCTCTTATCATTATTATACTTTTAGTTTATTCATTCACAAAAAAATAAATTATTTCTAAAATTCTTATATTATTTTATAATATAAAAATATATGACACAGCAGGTTCAAAACGCTTATAATGGTATGGATAATATAATAAATAATCTTCCTTCTGTTTATCAGGGAAGGCCAATTGCTCCGCAAGTAAGACGAACAGAAAATCAACAACGGGCCAAAATTAATTCTTATCAACAATTAAAAAATACGAGCCAGATTGACCGTTTATATAATTTGAAAAAGATGTTGGATTTAAGCAAATCCGTCGATAAAATAAATAATGGAATATTAGATGAGACAATAAAAGTATATGATGAAGACGCAATTGATAATGTTAAAACGCTTAATGAAATTAACCGCGAAATTATGACAAAGAGCCAAGTCATTTCATTAAACGATATTATATTTCATAAGAGAAATCGGATAATTTCAATTATGAAGTCAATTATTCTTTATTTGTTCTTGATGATTCTTCCCGTTTTGCTAATGAGTTTAGGAAATATTACTCTCCAATTTGGATTCATATTTATTGGAGTTTGCGGAATAATAACAGCAATTGTTATAATTGTCAGATACGTTAAAGAGGTCAGAGACTTTGCGCGAAGATTTCCATCGGAAGCCCGCGATGAAATATTATCGACTGTTCGACAAACTGCTAAATTACTTCGACTTGACGAACCAAAATGTGTAAGTAGGAGGAATTTACCGAGACCAATAACAACAACTGGATTAACATCGGACCCTAATAGAAGACCACCACCAAATACTTCAACGAATACAGCCGAATACAGAGAGAATGAGAATGAAGTCTATTTAGACAATAGTATTAATGTATGGAAACAGGGAGATGTTCCGGAAATAGGCGCAACATTAACTGGATATAATAATTTGAATACTAAAAAAGATAAGGCAACTCCGGAGCCATATTATTCGGGTCAGACGAACCCGAAAGTTTATAAGTGTGTATGGAATGGAGACCCTAGTAAATTAACATCAATGAATCGTGGAGCTAAATTTTCTACAACTATCCCTTGTGAGTTCTATCCGGGATTCAAATCAGAGTAAAAATTATATATAAAATTACAAAATTATTTTTATATGTTAAATTATAATGTCGACAATTGCTCCATTAAGTAGGCCAGAAACAATTGTAAATAATAATAATATATTTCAGAAAGAAATTCGTCAAACTGGAAATAATCAAAATACAACATGTTTAGATTTAGCAATCAGAAAATTAAAATTAAATAATTATATTAATGATTTAGGTCAATATAATTTAGTAAATTTTAGAATAATAAATAACCCAGCAAGAAATGTTCAATATACTTTCACTGATTATGCTCAGCCTTGTCCAGCAGGTTGGTCAAATCAAAATGGTAGTTGTATGAATTGGTGGAATTATACTGGTCCATGTAATGCTGGGCAGTGGGTAAGTGGAACACGGAACTGTAATTGGAGATTTCAGTCAAGAACATGTTTCAAATAAAATTCTTTTTTTTATTTTATAAATTATGGGAAATTGGAATAGTAGAAATTGGAATCCTCAACCGGCTCCGGCTCCGGCTCCGGTTCCTGTAAGAAGAACATTTGAATGTGGAGGATGGAGTTGGCAATGCGACCCATTTACATATCAACGTCCAGGGTCATATTTTCAAAATTATAGAAATATTGATAAACAAAACTGGTCGCGAAGTTGTCGAGCGAACTGGCCCCAATCAACAAGGAGTTTTACGATTCCAGCATTTAATACGTGTAATTTAAGCAATTCACTTGAAAATACAGCTCGTCGTATAGGAATAATTCCATTATCACAAAACCCGATTATATTTGCTATAACCTTTATATTTCAAAACAATATTTTACCAAATCAGGATGCTTATTTTGCTTATTACTCAGATGGTAGAAATAATCATATATTTTTATCAAATACTTCTGACCCATTCGTATTTACAAATCAAGGTTTATTTAATCAAAGTCAATCAAATGAATGCAGACGTGTAAATGGAAATTTTAGGAATTTTCCTGTCAGAGTTATTAAATTACGTAAAGAAATTTATCAAGATGCTAATTTTACTCGTTGTGCATCAGTAAATAATTCTATTAATACTATAAATCAAATGAATTCAAATAGTCAAAAACAGCAATTTAATCGTGATATCAGAAGAATAAATGAAAACTTCACAAATTATGAACAAAATCAATATGATTCATCAACTAAATCCGTCCAGCAAAATCTGAACGAAATAATTAAGAACCTAACTGATAATTATAATCAGAAGGCCCAAATATATAATTCAACCGCCGACGCTATTAAGAATCATGACATAATTTTATCAAAGCGGAATAATCTACTCAATAAACAGTCGGAAGACCTTCTTAAAATTCAGAATGATATTACACTTAAAACTCGTGAAATTGAGTTAAATAATGAAACCTCGAATAAACAGCTATTTATTAAGAGGGTCATGCAGGGCTCATTTGTCCTATTCCCTCTTATTATTTTAATACTAATTCTGATGTATTATCAAGTAGTTGGACCATATATGTCTCTTGGAATGATTGGATTACTTGTGGTTGGCTATATTATATATGTTATTGTTATTAATAATAGAATGAAAGTGCGACAGTTTTTGAAACCAGTTATGGGAACAATTCAACAATATGAGAATGTTGCGCGACAAGTATATAATGATATTATTCCACCAGTATGTAAAGAAGAGGCAGAAGAAGAAAATGATGGAAATCGTAGATTGCGTCGTAATTTAAATATTTCAATTTTAAATTCGAATGGGCCATTTTATTATTATGATGGGTCCGCCCCTCCCGAGCAAATACATCCAACACCCATAGGAAGTATCCAATTTGATACAGGAGATGGAATTGTAGTTTTTCCAGAGGAACTTGCTATGTCATTAGATAGTTTTAATAATATTATGCTCTATATATTTTTCGTATCATGGATTGGTCTAATGATGAAGAATGGAATTGACTTGAATGACCCCAGATTCTTAAAAGAATTGAATATAACTGATTTAGCGGATGTTCCAACAACATATAATCTTCCTCTCTGGGAAAACATTGGGCTCCCATTAACCGCCGACTTCCAAGATAATATTAAAGTTAAGTGCTCCAAATATAATGATATTCGGTCGAAGAGTGGAAAAAATGCATCAATCTTTTTAGTAGATACATGGAACTTCTTTCTTGGAAATAAAATTCCGAATGATATTTATCAGAAATGGTTGAAACGTGTTAATTCGGTAATCCTACGAAATGGTAATCTTCAAAAGGTGTATTATGATTTTTATGAATATGTGATGAGTTCAAAACAATTCAGAGAAAGATACCCCCCTCCAAATGGAATTAATAATTTTATACAGACTAAATTTACTGAGTTTCTTACTTTCCTTTCGCAAAATGTTAAATTCGCGGAGAAACCATCATACAATTTGAATTTTAACCTCCAATAAAAATCAATAAAATATATTATATATAATATATATAATACAAAATGGCAAATTCATTCATTGGGACAATATGGCCAAATAGTTTAGGAAGTCGTGGATTTAATACAAATTTTGGTAGAACATCACTGGAAACATGTTTTAATTCTGCGAATGTATATAATAGACCAAGTCCATTTAATAATAATCGCGGTTCTAATTTTAATTATATCGCTTTTTTACCAGATAATCCAGCTAACAATTCATTAAAATCGACTGGAATATGCGCAATGGGGAATTCAAATTATAATCCAATTACAGATAATGTCGGAAATGCGAAAGGAGCTTACAGAGTATATAAAGTTGATTCATGTGTTTCAGAGTCATGTATAAAAAGAAGCTCAAAAAGTGTATTAAGAGACGCAATTTTACAGCAACGCAATACAATAAATTCGAGTAATAATAATATTAATACATTAGATGTCCGACTTACCGCGATTACAGATAATGTTGATGATTCAACTGCTTCAATAAGAAGTTCGCAAAATAGAGAAAGAAAAAAGAGGGAAGAAATGGAAAGAAGACGACGCGAACAAATTGCGCAACAACAAGAACTCCTCAATAATATTAGACTCTCACATACAAGTTCAAGGCAACTCCTCTCAGATAAGAACCGCCTCATTGCTACAACAAGTTCCAACATTCAAACATCCACAGATAAATTAGAGGAACTGAATAATAAAATAAATGAGGCGAACCAAGAGATAGCTAAAAATAATGTCGATTTTGAGAAAAAAAATAATATAATTACAACATTACGCGCAATGATTACAATATTTTTCATTCTACTTTTAGTAATGATTGTTTATTATGGGGCCCTATACACCCGAGACACCTATCCAGAAACATATAATTCTATCACAAACAGTATTAATAACTCATTTTCAGGATTCTCATCTTTCAATACAAATTATTAAGCGGCCTCTTCTCCATCATTGTCGTATTCATTATTTTTAATGAATCCAATCAAATGTGTCGCCGAGCAATTCTTCTTACCGAATTTCTTCTCGAAATGCTTCTTCATCTCATTCTTCACAGGAAATTTGTAGGAATTCATATTCTGTTGAAACCACGCCTTGAAGTTATCATGAATCTCCTGAAAACCGATTTTATCCGTTTTCTTGTCAGTCCGAATTAAAAACTTGTCGATGAAATCCACATACATATCCATATCCTTCTGGTATTCCGTCGTAAATATCTCAACATCCCGCGGGATTTGTAGCCCATATGGCTTATACTCCGTAAAATAATAATGGACCATTATAGACATAAAAGTCTCCCTCCATTTTGGCAATTTTTCGCTCAACTGCTTATCCCTCGCAAACTCATTTTCTTCCACCGGATTATCCACGAAACTGCTCAAATATTGGAGGACTTTAATACGACGCCATGTTCCCCTGTCATCCGACGGAACCTTTGGCATGTCATTACAAAAAAGAACGAGCTTAAACTGTGGCTTGAACTCCTGAAAATTGGACCATAAACCACGCCCCTTAATTATATCACCACCAGTATATTCCTTCATTAAACCGATATTAATATTCTCATTTTCGCTCGGCTCTTCCATATAAGCATATCGCTTCCCCTTACTCTCCACAATCTCTGGACTCACCGAATTACTGGCACCCCTTTTTTGTGTAAAAAGAGTAATCGGGAACTTAATTGCGTAATTCCCCAGAGCTCCCACGAGCAATTCATTTAACTTCGATTTTCCATTACCACCGGACCCCGTCCAAAAGTGGAAAGACTCGTCCGCATTATGGCCCTCCAAAAGAGACGAAATGAATGTAAGCATATATTTCCGCAATTCTGGTTTTGGCTGTATTTTCCGAAGAAAGTCATTGATATCATCCAAATATTCCATGTCCTCCCTGTATTTAACATAATTCACATTACAGCGTAGTGATATGTAGTCGCTCGGGAATCCATCACGGAAGTTTCCAGTCGTCAGGTCAAGGACCCCATTCTTAAATCCAATGAGATAATGATTTTCATCCAACTTATCGAGGAATACTTTGTCATAGAAAATACCCTTACATTCTTTCATGACGTTATCGATGAATGAAGTCGTCTTCAACTTATTCGTAATCTCAATCACCAAATTAATCCTGTTCTCAATGACTTTTATCTTCTGCGTTATCTCAAACTTCTTTTTCTTATCCATTTCATTCAGAACGTCCTCCTCTAACCGCTCAATATTCTTATTATACTGGACCACTAACTTCAAATATTCATTGACCAGCTCATTGCTTATTTTCATCCGCAACTGAATTCCGCATTCATCCTCCTCCCAAACGTGATTCTCGAACCGATACCACTTCTGCGTCCTCACCGAAATACAGGCCCACTCATTCTTATACAGCTTATACAACACCCGCGCAATATCCACATTCGTCCCCGAAATAGACCCCTCCACAATTCGCATCAACCTGTTATTCTTAAACTCGGCGAATTTATCGGGGCTGTCATTCTTCGCCCACCAATAGAGGCTCCCAATATTTATTCCACCGGTGTCCCGCATTCCAATCTTACTCCAAAACTTCTGGCAACACCCAGGCTCATACTTCGAGCTCTTCTGACTGAAATCATCAAAAATGTTCAACAAGTCGTCATTTGATGGGTCAATGGAGTGGAGAGCGAAAGCCAAATCGCGCCACTGACTATACTCATCAGCCCTCATCGGGTTTAACATCATAACCAGCTCACAAATCTCCTGTGTGTCGTAGTTCATATCAGCAGTGTCGCGCTTACGGCTCTGTTTTCGAACAATATCTTTTATTTCGTAATTTTCAATCTCGGCTACCTTCGACTCGCGAACGACAACCAATGGTCCTTTATTCCGAATACTCAGGAATCTGGGAAGGTCATACTCATTGTAATTCGTCTTACTAATAATCTCCAACGATGAATTAATAACATAGCTGAACTCATATCTCGCCACATTTTCCTTAGTGCTTCCATACATATACCAACCCACTTGGTCAATGACCAGCTTATCAATCGCATCATAAATCGTATTATCAGTCGGAATCGTCTTGAACAGCCCGATTTCTTCTAACTCCTTGATTACATTTTCTCGAATAATCTTCTGGACAGCCGGAGAACTGACGACGTGGGGGAACATCAGATGAATCCCGTCTTTCATAATCGCGGAATCTACACCGTTCGCCTTATGTTTATATAAATATGGAGAAGGCCTTTCAAAAACGAAACATAAAACATTTGGATTTTCAAAATATTCAATAATATTCTTCTGATAAACTTCGCAAATCTTCTTGATAAAATCTACTGAATACTGGCGGCTCTTTAAATCGATATTGAATCGCAAGTCGATATCAATTATAAAAGGCCCATTCTCAGTATGTTGCTCAATAAGATGAATGTCGCAATGATTTACCATCATTTGCTTGTATAATTCATAAAATTCTTTCTCATTGCTCTCATCGATTAAAAATTTTCCGGAGTGCTTGGATATCCCAGTGTGAGATGGTTTTACGAGTGTCCCATTTTTTACACGAGATTTATTGAGAAAATTTATAAACTGTTGTTCAATTATATTATTATTTTTCTTGTCTAAATTAAGAGAGTTCTCCATGATGTAATATTATAAAATTCTTTTAATTTATTTTACATGAAAAATTGAAATTATAAATTAAATAAATTTTAATATTATAAATAAAATGAGTAGCAACGGACAAATAAAAAAAACAATCATACCAATGCGTTCAAGACGCATTATGGGAGATTTGAAGGAATTATTAAAAGACCCACTCCACGACGTTTTTATTCATTTTGATGAGTCTGATATCAATACTATGATTGTTATGATTCGTGGTCAAGAGGGACCCTATGAATTCTGTCAGTTTTTATTCCACATTCATTTTTCGGATGATTATCCGATGAGCCCACCAATTGTCAAATTCTGTTCCAGCGATGGGAGAACGCGACTGAATCCCAATTTATATATTGAAGGGAAAGTGTGTTTATCAATCCTCGGGACGTGGCAAGGAGACCCTTGGACTTCTGTTATGACAATTAAGACTGTCATATTATCAATCATGGCTCTTGTTATGACGCGGGAACCATTGAGGAACGAGCCTGGAATGGAATCATCTTCCGCCGACAAAATTGAAACATACAACCAAATTGTTGAATATGCTTCACTGAATATTTTAGTGAATCAAATAGAATCACCATCAGAGATGTTTGCCCCCCTTTTGAAGAATATGAAGGCCCAATTTATTAAAGATTATCGCGCTATCATTGAGAAAGTGGATAGACTGATTCGGTCAGATAACAATCAGAAGACAGTTAGAATCAGTTATCACTCACAAACTGCGACGCTGAATTATGATTCATTAAAGAAACGATTACAAGACCTTTATGCGATAGTGTCATTGGAGTCTATGTCGTTGTAATAAAAAATGATTTAAAAAAAATCTAATTACTATTATAATATAAAATGAAGTTCTGTCCAGAGTGCGAAAGTTTATTACATTACCGTGAAAAAGACGGAAAATTGGTTCATAAATGTAATGGTTGTAATTACATTTCCGAAACAAATGAAACCCTCATTTCTCAAAATTCGTATTTGAGTAATAACAATCCAACATTCGGTAATAAGAAAAATTTCATATATGATATGACATTACCGAGAACTACGAAATACGTTTGTCCGAATGATGATTGTATTACTCATGCGAACCCAAAGAAAAAAGAGGCTATATTCTTCAATGAAGGTGTCAGCCTGAAAAGTATTTATATTTGTAAGGAGTGTAATACGGAATGGAAGTATTAAAGGTTTCCACCGCAAAAATTGAAATATTCTTATTTAAAAATATCTAACAATTAAATAATATGGACGCCAATAATACAAATAATGAGTCATCTCCATATTTAGAGTCGAACAATTCAAATTCGAATAATAATTCGAATCAAATCAATGATTTAATTGATGAGTTCGATGACCTTAAAGCAACGTATCAGTCAATGCTTGTCCGTCGCGACCGAAAAACAATTCCGATTCTTTCAAAGTATGAAAGAACTCGTGTTGTTGGAGAAAGGGCCATCCAGATTTCAATGGGGGCACCTCCTCTTGTTGAAGTGGGAAATTTGGAAAATCCAGTCGATATTGCGGAAAAAGAGTTGCGCGAGAAGAAGATTCCGTATATTATCAAGCGGGTTTTACCGAACGGATTGATTGAACTTTGGAGCGTTGATGAATTGCGGATTGATTAGGTTTTCATTCAAGACAACTTATTACAAATTAAAACATTAAAACAAACATTTATAAACATTTACTATTTTACTTTTCATTAAAAGTAAAATATTTTTATTTTTATTTTTATTTTATCAATAAACCAACACAACTAAATCCGCTATTTAAGCAGGAGCAGTGAAGTGGCGAGAAAGAGCCTTCATAAGAGTGTTGTAGAAGCAGTTCTCCTCCTGAACGACCTTACCCTTCTTATCCTTAACGGCGCAGAGCTCAGGGAAGAGGCTTTGAAGAGTGGCGTCCATATTAATCTTACGCTTGTTAGTCGCGTCTTGGAGCTTATGGCTACGGATGTATGATGTCACCAATTTGAGGGCCTGCTTTCTTGAAACAAGAAGGTGGTCGCTGTCATAAGTCAGGTTCTCAACAATGGGGGCATTGTCGTTATCAGTCAGGTCCTTGTGGGCCTCAAAGAAGCTCTTCATCTCAGCGGTATAAACTGGCTTCAACTGTTGAAGGCCCTTGTTTCCGTTTGATGCGCGAGTAGAGCCACGCTTTCCCTTCTTCTCAAGACGCTTAACATCGCGCTCGAGCTTCTTGATGTTTGAAAGAGTAGAACGGGCCTTCTTAATAAGGGCTTGAAGGGTGTTCTGGCAAGAATGGGCCATCTCCAAAAGAGCAAGGGTCTCCGCTTGAAGGGGAGAAACTTCACTGGCGTCAGTTGCGGTCTCGGCAGTGGCCTCAACAGCGGGGGTCTCAACAGGGGCAGGGGCAGGGGCAACCTCAGCAACGGCCTCAGTCTGAGAGGCGTCTTTCTTGGAGGTCTTGGATGAAGATACAGATTTCTTAGATACAGAAGCGGTTCCACTGGGCATCTCTTATAACATAGAATACACAAAAAAAACGGTTTTTTTACGAGCGGATGAATTAATTAACGGAAAATTGCGTCCTAAATAATTCAAAAAAATTGAAATATTAAATTATAAATTTTTAGATGTTTAAAACATTCAAATTAAAATGTTAGCAATTCAAAGAAAGTCAAAGAAGGAACAATCAGCAACTGAACAAGTTCAGGAATCAATTGAGATTCCTCTTCCTCAACATAAGCTATCTAAAAAGGAAAAAGGTTCTTCTAAACAGGAACCCGCTCCTGCTCACGTTGTCGATGATGATTCTATTCCATCTGTCGCAGTTGCGGAACCGAAGCCCTCTAAAAAGGAAAAAGGTTCTTCTAAACAGAAGGAACAGAAGGAAAAAGATATTGTCGATGATGATTCTACTCCATCAGTCGCAGTTGCGGAACCAAAGCCCTCTAAAAAGGGGAAAAAACCCGCTCCTAAAATAGATGAGGAAGAAGAAGTCAATTCAGATGAAGTTGAACCGGTTCCAAAAAAAGGCAAGGGAAAGAAAGTTGAATCCGGAGATGAAGGTGAAGGCGAAGTTGTCGAGAAATCGAAAAAACAGCCTCCTAAATCTTTGGCAGAACAAATCGATGATTCAGTCGAAACATTGGCAAGTCAATCAGAAAAATTAAAAGTTTTGATTGAATTGAAAGAAGCCCTTCATAAGAATCTCACCTCTTTAATTTCATCCAGAAAGAAGGAATTAAAGAAACAAAAAGAAGATGAATCCGAAGACGCAAATCTACAATTTTTGGAGAAACAAAAGGAAAGCCTGAAAGATGAAATCGCAATATTGAAATCATCTATTCG